AGTGGTCTGTCGACGGTGGAGTAATTCAGTATAGATACGATGATAAAGCAATTGATCATACCGAAGAGTGGTATGTCAGGGGCGGAAATCACTGGGTGCAAATGGGTGTATACACAGACATAGATGATTCTAACAGAGACTATAAGGAACTCACTTTAATGATGCCTATGGTCAAATGGGTGGATCTTAGTCTTAGACATGGCATATATGCTAATGACGATACATATCAGATGCTTACTATTTCAAAAGATATAAAAGGTTGGAGATTAGGAGCTGAAATTCTTGACTCTGCCAGACACGGTCAGGTAACTGACAGTGCGTCAGTCTTTTTAATGAAGACTTTTTAGGAGAATAAATTATGTCAACAAGATTTATCGGGGCCGAAGCCGCTTGTGGTACAACCGCAGGTGCAGCCAGCAACTTTGAGCAAGCGCCCGAAGTAAGATTAGTGAACCTAGCGGCTACAGAAGCAACTGTTACTATTCTTAACGGAGCGTCAGGCACAGATGTACAAGGTTCGTTTACTTTAGAAGCAGGAGCTTCTGAGTACATATCTAAGGATATGGAAGACAGGATCTATGCATCGGCTATTACAGTTAAAGGCGTCCCAATTAACACTAGACGTTAAACATACGGAGAACACATGAAAGCAGTGGACGGAAGAACACTTTGGCTGCAAGAAAATATAGTTAATGCAAGTGCTTTTACAGCAGCAATTAACATGGTTGAAGCCAAAAGAGTATTGACTCGAAAAGAGTCCGACATGAAGAATGTAGCTCTTGCTTACATGTATCTCTACAATATTATAGAGGACAAAGGTCTATTAGACGGCGTGGAGTCCCTTTTTCAAGAAGAAACAATTCACTAATGCTCGAAATATCAAGAAAGGACGTTACGGCAGATGAACTAATGAAGTTCGATGACCGTAGGTTCATCAAACTACCAATCGATGGCTATATGGATTTATTAGGAATAGAACCTAATAGTACTCAAAAGGCTATAATCAACTCAATCAATAATCCGAAGTATCGTTTTGTTACTGCGGCAGTTTCACGTAGGCAAGGAAAAACATACATAGCCAATGTAATAGGACAACTAGTTTGTCTTGTTCCAGGAGCTAATGTATTACTTATGTCGCCTAACTACTCATTGTCCCAGATATCTTTCGACCTTCAGAGAACTTTAATCAAACATTTTGATTTAGAAGTAATTAAAGACAATGCAAAAGACAAAGTTATTGAACTCTCGAACAATTCTACGATCCGTATGGGATCGGTTAATCAAGTGGATTCAGTCGTTGGTAGGTCCTATGATCTCATCATATTCGACGAAGCTGCCCTCGTGGATGGAAGGGACGCTTTCAACGTCGCACTACGACCTACACTAGACAAAGCAAATTCAAAAGCTATATTTATATCAACCCCTCGTGGCAGGAATAACTGGTTTGCAGAGTTCTGGCACAGAGGATTTTCAGGAGACTTCCCAGAGTGGGCAAGTGTCAAGGCAACCTACCACGAAAACCCACGTATTTCAGACCAGGATATTGTTGAAGCAAGGAAAACCATGTCCGAAGCAGAATTCAATCAGGAGTACATGGCAGACTTTAATGTATTTGAAGGCCAAGTATGGGGTTTCAATATGGAGAAGTGTCAACAGGACTTATCAGAGTTAGACCTAACGGGTATGGATATATTTGCAGGAATGGACGTAGGTTTCAAAGATCCTACAGCTTTCTGTGTAATAGCATACGACTGGGACGCTAGAAAGTATTATCTATTAGATGAGTACTTAAACTCAGAAAGAACTACAGAACAACACGCAAGTGAAATACAGAAACTAATTCATAAGTGGGATATAGATTATATTTATATTGACTCAGCTGCACAGCAGACAAGATTTGACTTTGCACAAAACTATGACATTACTACTATTAACGCAAAGAAGTCCGTATTAGATGGCATTGGTCATGTAGCAGCGATCTGTGATAATGACAGTCTTATAGTTCATCAATCATGCCACGAAAGTCTCAGCTCCCTTGATCAATACCAGTGGGACCCCAACCCGAACCTTCTAAAAGAGAAACCAAAACACAACTATGCTTCTCATATGGCAGATGCACTACGCTATGCGATGTACTCGTTCGAGACAAGTGTCACTAGCTTCTAGCTACCACCGCACAAAAATAGTTCTTGACAACACCCCCAAATGATAGTATAATTTAAGGAATGGAATAAGTTATGGAACTAAAACGAGATCTAGTTAAATATGTTCGGGACAAGGCTAAGTCTAAGTACGACAAAGGAACGGAATGTTTTATCTGTAAATCTACAGACAATCTAGACTTTCATCATTTTCATGGTCTAACAGAGTTGTTAGAAATTTGGTTGAGAAAGAATAAGATTGTAGTCACCGATGAAGAGGATATATTAAATGTCCGCGACCAATTCATAACTGAACACACTAAAGAATTATACGAAGCAGCTGTTACTTTATGTCACGAACATCATATGAAATTACACTCCATCTATGGCAAACGCCCAAGAGTAGTGACAGCACTAAAACAAGAAAGATGGGTGGGAATTCAGAGAGACAAATATGGCATGGTATGACAGAATAATAGGTAGAACCTCAGCAAGCGAAGATTATGAGAAATTAAACCCTTCTCAGTATCATATCGCTAATGATGAAGGTGGTACTCTATCTAGCCGTGAAGTAACAACTAACTACAGAAATGCTTATGAGCAATTAGAGGTAGTAAACCGCGCAGTTAACATGATAGTGGATGATGCAGCGGATATACCTTTCGATGTAGGCGAAAAGATTACTGGTGTTACTGGTGTAGTAAAGAATATGAGAAGAACTAAACTCAATTTACTACTTAATGTAGAACCAAACCCTTTTCAAGATATTAGTGCTTTTAAAAGAAACTTAATAGTTGATTTACTTATAGATGGTAACATCTTTATCTATTTTGACGGAGCACATTTATATCACTTGCCAGCAGAGCATGTTACCATAGAAACAGATGAAAAATCATATATAGATAAATTTGTATATGATTCTAGTATTGAGTATAGTCCAAGTGAGATTATACACATTAAAGAAAACAGTTTTAACTCTATTTATAGAGGAGTTCCTAGACTGAAGCCAGCATGGAGAACCATGCAGTTACTTGGAAGTATGAGAAGATTCCAAGATAACTTCTTCAAGAACGGAGCAGTACCAGGTTTAGTACTTAAGTCACCTAACACACTTTCGGAGAAGATCAAAGAAAGAATGTTACAGGCTTGGGTCGCTAGATACAACCCACAATCAGGAGGTCGTAGACCGTTATTCCTAGATGGCGGGTTGGAAGTGGAAAACCTAACTGAAGTTAACTTCAAAGACTTAGACTTTCAAGCGGCAATAACGTCGAATGAAAGAATAATTTTAGAAGCTATGGGTATTCCGCCAATTTTATTGGACGGAGGGAATAATGCAAACATTAGACCTAACCACCGTCTTTACTATTTAGAAACCATATTACCTATCATTAGAAAGATGGGATATGCTTTCGAGAGGTTCTTCGGTTTTAAACTTAACGAAGATGTGAGCGATACGCCAGCACTTCAGCCTGAGTTGAAAGATCAGGCAGCTTACTACGCTACACTTGTCAATACGGGAATATTAACACCGAATGAAGCAAGGGAGGCGTTAAGACTTGAGACGATTGACGGATTTGATCAACCGCGAGTTCCTGCAAATATTGCAGGTTCAGCCGCAAATCCAGAGCAAGGTGGCAGACCAGAAGAAACCCCACCCGCAGAGGAATAAATATGACAAAAAATATGATGCTAAAGGCTTTAAGCGAGTATATGCAAACAAACAATGTAGATACCGTAAGCCTAACTGACTATAAAGCGGACCCGAAAGCTCCTGTAAGAGACTTTCTCTTGAGAAGGAAGTTTGGGTCATGGAATAGAGTTCTAGCAGCAGCTAGATATAGATTCCCAGTAGAAGTAGCCCCAGTTGTAGAAACTCCAGCTCCTGCGCCTAAAAAGGCAAAGGCTAAGAAGGAGGATTAACTATGTCTGAGAAAATTTTTCACTGGACAAATACTTTTAAAATGTTATCAGAAGATGAGGATGGCGGACTAGATATCAAAGGATCAGCTAGTACGAACCATATCGACAGAGCTGGTGATACTATTGAAAGTAATGCATGGATGAAGGGAGGACTGGATAACTTTAAAAATAACCCAGTTATCTTATTCAACCATAACTACGATCGACCAATTGGTCGAGCGAAGGAAATCGGAGTCACAGAGAATGGATTAGAGCTTACTGCTCGAATTTCAAAATCTGCTGGCGACATCAAAGATCTTATTAAAGACGGCGTACTTGGAGCTTTTTCTGTTGGTTTCAAAGTCAAGGACGCCGAATACTTAACTGAAACCGACGGATATAAGATAAAGGACGCAGAACTGTTTGAAGTGTCTGTTGTTTCGGTTCCTTGTAACCAAAACGCAGTCTTCTCGCTAGCAAAATCATTTGATAGTATGGAAGAGTATAATTCGTTCAAAAAAGACTTTATTAAGACTAACTCAATCGATGCAAACGCAGAGATAGAGCAGTCAAGCGAGGCAAAAGCCGACAAAACGGAGACTATTATGTCAGAAGAAAAGAAAACTCCTGTAAGCCCTGAGTTCGATCTTGAAGCATTCGCAAAGCAAGTAGCTGATCAAACAGCGACTAGCATTGCAATGAAGCAAGCCGAGCAGAAAGCTGCTGAGCAAGCAGAAGCTAAAGCGCAAGCTGAAGCAGACGTTGCTGAGAAAGCCGAAGTGGAAGCTGAACAGGAAAAACAAAAGGTTGTTGTTAAATCATCAATCTCTGGAGCTGAAATGCTCATCAATGACGTTGCTAAAAAAGTAGAAGAGAGACAAGGAGACCTAGAGTCTGTTGTTAAAGAGCTACAAAAAGATCTAACTGAAAAATCTGAAGAGATTCAAGCTATGCGCGAATCAAAAAGAATTTTCCAGGATAGAGGCAACAAAAACTGGAAAGAAGCCTTTGAAGGCGATATCGTGGATGCAAAGATCTTAGGTCTTTCAACTGGTAGAGGTTTTGACACTCCTTACGCTAAAAGCGTAATGGAAAAGATTAACGCACACTCAGGTGTTGGCGTTTCTAGTGAAGACTTTGAGCAGATTGTATCAACTAACATCGAAAGAGATATTCAAAGCGAGCTAGTACTAGCACCGCTATTTAGAGAAATTCAAATGAATTCCGCTAATATGATTATCCCTATCCTTCCAGACAGCGGATACGCTGAATTTACCGCAAACCAAGTTGCAAGTGGATCATCTCCACATGGTAACTTAGCTCAGACAGGCGACACCTACGGTGCACCTTTCGGCGGTATTGACTTGGTAGAGAAACAACTATCAACTCAAAAACTTATTTCACAATCATACTTAGGTAATGAGACTGAAGAAGATGCAATCATGCCAATTCTCCCTTTAATTAGAGAGTCTATCGTTAGATCACACTCAAAAGGTATTGAGAATGCGTTACTATTAGGTAACCACTCTACTGGTGTTTATACATCAGGTGCTTTTGACGGTCTATTGAAAATGGTAGCCGATGATTCAGACTTCACGCAATCAGCAACAGCTGTTGCAACTGATACTGTAACTGCAGCTGAATTGCTTAACTTAAGAAAGAATATGGGCAAATACGGCGTTAACCCTAACGACGTAACTTATATTGTTTCACAAAGTGCTTACTTCCAATTGCTAGAAGACGCGGAATTCCAAGACGCTAATCTAGTTGGTGACATGGCAACCAAACTTACTGGTGAGATTGGTCAGGTATTTGGCTCTAGAGTTTTACTCTGTGACGAATTCCCTGCTCAAGCCGCTAACGGATTTGGTGCTATCGCAGTATATGCGAGAAACTACGTAATGCCAAGACTCAGAGGAATTACCATTGAGTCCGACTACGAAGTTGCGAACCAAAGAAGAGTACTTGTTGCTTCACAAAGACTTGGCTTCACCGATCTAATCGCTGGTGCTACTTCTAAGTGGGCTTATAAGTTCAAAGCTAGTTAATAGCAAACCTTAAGGTAGGGGGTTCGCCCCCTACCTTATTATTTTTTGATAATATTATGGCAGATTTAATAACTACACATGAATATAAAGACGCTGAAGGAATCAGAGGCGAGAAAGAAGACGATCGTCTCAATATTTTAGTTCCTCAAGTTTCTGACCTTGTCAAAAAGTACTGTGGTACGTCATTTGTTGACTATATTTCCACAAATAAAGTAGAAACATTTTCTATTAACGATAACTACACCTCAACGATTATTGTCAGCGAGTGTCCGTTAACAGCAGTAGATATTGTACAAGAAAGAACATCTTATAGTGGTGCGTACACTACTCTAACAACAGGTAACTATGAATATTATGTAGACCTAGAAGCAGACGCAGTTATAAGAACAAACGAACAGGGTAATACAAGACCCTGGGCACAAGGAGTAGGTTCAGTAAAAGTTACCTATAATGCAGGGTATACTGAGACTCCTAAAGATTTAAAACTAGCTGTATTTGATTTAGTTACTTACTATTTGAAAGATGAGCACAAGCAAAGACAGTCCCTCGGAGGAGCTACGTTACAAAACCAAGGCACTTCTGGAATGAGAATGAGTACTGACTTTCCTGATCACATCAAAAGAGTACTAGACTTATATAGAGTAGTTGTTTAGTGCAAGCAAATAGAATAAGTTTTTTAAGAAACTTTACAAAATTTGTTAAAGAAAGATCTGCAGCAGGTATAGTAAATGCAGAAATTAGTATTTACAAAAGCGACTTTGAAGGAGTTTTTTACAAGTATGCAGAAAATGAAGTTATTTGGTCTTTTCCACCAGAGACACTTCAACCAATTTTAGATAGTCTTTGGAAAGATTATCAGGACTTAGCCTTAAAGTGGATAAATAGAGGCAAAAGACCTACTTGGGGTAGTCATGGCGTACCTAAAAGTATAATTGGTCCAGAGGAAATGCATCTTAAGCTATACGGCAACCAAATTATTAAAGGTGGCCCGAAGAAAGGACAAATATCTTCAAACCTACCTCAAAAAAATTGGGTAGATAATGTTGTAAAGAGTTTTAGATCAAATGTTAATAAGCCGTTAGAGCAAAAGGTAAATAAGCACGGTCCAGTAATAAAGAAAATTATTGCGGAGCATGGGGAAACTACAGCAGCAGCAGGAGGACAAAAGCCTCCTCAACAAGCTTTTCCAGGAGCAGGACAGACGAGACTTCCTGGAGGAAAAGGTAATAATGTTCATAATGCCATAATAAAGGCATTAAAGTTATCAGCTAAGAATGGTAACATAAAGTGGTATACTGAAGTTGTTCAAGGGTATATGAACTATATTTTTGAATCGGGCATTGATAAAAGAAAAACAGCAAAGAGTTTGCAAGTGGGTCATACAATTAAACTTATTATGATTCCAAACTCTGCTCAACATGGTGGAGATGATAGACAAGTTTCCGCAGATACAAAAGATTTCTTTGGTGCTCAGGGTGGGTTTAAACGAATAGTAAAAGAGTATGTTAAAAAGCACTTAGCAGGCGACATTACAGCTATAAATGCTTTTAATTCGGCCTCTCCAGACTATACTGATGAACTTACCGACATGGGATTAAAAGTAGTATTAAGCGATATTTATCAGACCACTAAGATTAGACCTGATATGAGATTAAGAGTCAACAAGAAGATGGCTCAAAATATTAAGGCTGCTACTAAAAAAAGTAATGGCAGTATTCGTACCAAAAGTAATAAGATTAGACATTCAGCAAAGGCAGCAGTATTTGGCGGAAAGGTAGGAAAAAAGCCTAAAGGCCAAAGAGGGCAAGGGAAGACGGCCCAAAGTCCTATAGCTTTGAGAAACTTGTTAAACGAAATGTTACCACAGATGGTAGCTAGTAAAATGACACCGCCAGCACTACAATATAGAACTGGTAGATTTGCAAACTCAGCTAGAGTTGAGAATGTAAACGTAGGCCCAAGGGGAGGTATAGATATAGACTATACCTATATGAGAGAACCTTATGAAACTTTTGAGCCAGGAAATAAACAGGGGAGTACTCGAAGAGACCCTCGAAAAATCATAGGAGCAAGTATAAGAGAACTTGCTATGGGAATATTAGGTAGAAACCCTACTACAATTAGGAGACAATAATGGATTCAACTACAGCTAGAGCACACTCAACGCGTAGACGATCCATAGTTGGAGCGATTGCAGATAAGTTGTATGAGAGTTTGAATGGTTCATATCCTTACAGGAGTTCTGTTCAAAGTGTCGAGCCAAGACTTAGATTCTGGGATGAAGTACAAGACTTCCCCGCAATTCAAGTTGGAGCTGGACAGGAGACACGCGAATATGAAGGCGGTGGTTTCCGATTTAGATTTTTACGAATAACTATTAGGTGTTATGTCAACGACAATGATGACGTTATACTGGCATTAGAAGAGTTATTAGAAGACGTTGAAACTGTACTTGAAGATAATGATCCTTTGACGTACAAAGATTCAACAAATACGTCTCATTCTACTGCTAAGACCACAATCTTATCAGTCGATACAGACGAAGGCGTTTTGGAGCCTCTCGGTGTCGGAGAAGTCATCGTAGAGATTCAATACTAGGAAAAGCCCAAGCTGAATAAACATTTAGTAAGGCTCTTCCAGAGAATATTAGGAGAAAAATAATGGCATTTCATTTTAGTAGAGATACCAAAGTATTTATGAAGTTTCACGCGAGTGCAAATAGCACGGACGACGCGCTTTATGAATTACCAGTACTAGACGGTTACTCCTTTAGTCAGGCTACAAATAGTTCGGAGATTACTCTGAACGAGGCAGCCGACTCGTCGGGTAACAGCAAGAGAGGAAGAGCAATGTTCAACGACTCTTTTGCACCAGCAGAATGGAGCTTCAGCACTTATATGAGGCCGACTACTTCAGGATCTGAGTCTACGTGGGCGTCTAACGAACACGCAGGAAACGCAAAGAAATTTGCAGTAGAAGGACCTTTATGGGCAGCTATGTCTGCAACAACCTACAACCTAGGAGCAGGCTATGGATCAGCTCCAACTGCGGCAAATTTTGAGCCGAATGTATTTAACTTTCAGAACTCAAATAAAGTAGCATTAGGTGTATTTGACTTGTTCTTTGTATTAGGAGCAGCAAAAGATACAGCTGTAGGGGACTATACTACAGGCACGGAAGGCGTCACAGTTTATAAAATTAGTGATTGCTCAATCGGTACCGCATCCATAGACTTTGATATTGAAGGCTTAGCACAAGTTGCTTGGTCTGGTCAGGGTAAGAAGATTAGTGAAATTCAGAAGCTACAAACAGCTGCTGGCACTATGACAACTAAAGGTTTAATTAACGAAGGAGTATCAAGTACTTCAAATTATATTAGACAAAAACTTACTTCATTAGCTATAGCATCTGATGTTTCAGATGGCTCTGGCGGAGATGGATTTAACGACATCGCGATTGCCGCTACAGATATGGTACAGGGTAGCAAATATAAAATTGCTACAACAGGAAATACTGACTTTACAGCAACTAACGTTGGTGGATCCGCTAGTACTCCAGGCACTATCCTTACAAGAGGATCAGCTGCTGCTACGGGTACTGGTACCGTTTTTGAAGAAGTATACGGTCAAACAGACACAACTTACAGTGTTGTATTGACAGGAGGTAACATTTCGATTGAAAATAATCTAACTTACCTAACCCCAGAAACTCTAGGGTCTGTTAATCAGCCTCTAGGACATGTTATGGGCACAAGAAACGTTTCAGGTAACTTTACCTGTTATCTAAACAGTGCTGCAAATGGTTCACAAGATCTCTTGGAAGATTTGCACGAAGCTACTAACACTATTACAAATAGCTTTGATATGACATTTAGTATTGGTGGATCAAGTACACCGAAAGTATCAGTGGCATTGCCAAATTGTCATCTAGAATTACCGACTCATTCGATTGAAGACGTAATTAGTGTAGATGTTAATTTCCATGCTTTACCAGCTGATCTTTCGTCTGCAACTGCTTCATCAGGTGCTAACGAGATGAGTATAACTTACGAATCATAATAAAACTTAACGGTGGGCAGGAGAACCCTGTCCACCTTTTTTTGGAAAAATAAATGAACGATACAGTAAAAAAAGAGGCTCCAAAAGCAGTCTCACTAAAGAGTCTAATGACTCCAACAAAAACGGTAGAATTTGACTACCCCGGTTGTGAAGGGTTCAAAGTAAAACTTTGTTACCTAGCACGTGAAGAACTAATGAAACTTAGAACTCGTTGTGTATCTCAAGTATTCAATAAGAAAACTAGAGGTTACGAAGAGAAGATGGATGATGACAAGTTCTTAACAGAGTATACTAGTGCAGTAATTAAAGGATGGTCAGGTTTTAAACTTGGTTATGCAAAAAATATGCTACTACTAGGCGACTTAACTCCAGAGCAGGAAGAATCAGAATTAGACTTCTCTCCAGAGAATGTTGAAGTTCTTATGAAGAACTCTGGTGATTTTGATACTTGGGTAACAGAACAGGTCGGAGAGTTAGAAAATTTTACTCAGAGCAAGTAGCCTGGGCACTTGCACAGATAGAAAGAGTTTTTAACAACAACATAAGTGTAGATGCTTATCTACAAATGTGTCACCAATTAGACCAAGAACCAGACCCAGACGAAATGCCACCTGAAATAGGGGACTTCCCTTTAGAAATTCAGGAGGCTTTTCTTATACATGCAATGTTACCAGATAGATGGGACGGAGCAAGCGGCTCTTATATGGGGAAAGACTGGGCTCCCTTAAGAGACCTATTAGATATACACGAAGTTGAAGACAAGCGCACAGTTTGCTATTTCTTGAAACACGTTGAGAGCACTAACACGATAAATATCAATGAGGAGCTTAAACGTAAGCAAGATGCCGATAAAAGGCGTGCAAAGAGCAAATAAACAATGGCGAGTAAAAAAGTCGAAGCAGCAGAGATTATTATTAAAACCACAGATGGTGGTTCTTTTAAAATTTTTGGGCAAAAAGCAAAAAAGGCAAAAGATGCTGTCGAAGGGCTTGGCGGAGCTGCACATAATACTGATCGCCGAATCAAAGGTGTAACCCAACAGTCTTCCAACGCAACAAAAAACTTTAGTAAGCAAGCACAAACCATGCAAGGTGGTATTGTTGCTGTTTATGCAACTATTGCTGCTCAAGTATTTGCTGTTTCAGCGGCATTTCAATTCTTAAAATCCTCAATGGAAACCCGAAACCTCATAGAGGGCCAAAAGGCCTTCGGGTCCGTCACGGGTGTAGCGTACAAAACCCTAACTAAAGACTTACAAATGGCAACTGAAGGTATGCTAGACTTTAAGGCGGCCGCAAGTTCTGTAGCTATCGGTACTGCTTCTGGTCTAAGTGCAAGTCAAATGACCGCACTAGGAACAGCAGCAAAGAACGCATCTATGGCACTAGGTCGAGATTTAACAGACTCATTCAACAGGTTAGTTCGAGGTGTGACAAAAGCCGAACCAGAACTATTAGATGAATTAGGTATTGTTTTAAGACTAGAAAATGCTACTAGAGACTACGCAACGGCTGTAGGTAAAGCTAGAGAGGATCTAAATGCTTTTGAAAGAACGCAAGCTGTATTTAATGATGTCATGGAGCAAGCCGCAACAAAGTTTGGTAGAATAACCGAACTGATGGATCCGAACGCTTTTGCACTTGGACAGCTTACAAAAGAAATTGACGATTTAGTACTAAAATTCCAAGAACTCTTAATTCATGGGCTTTTACCTATGATTACCTTTTTTAAAGACAATGCCGCAGCACTTGTTGCAGCTATCGGTTTATTTGTTACTCCTATCATAAAAAGCCTACTCCCAGACTTAGATGCGTCTATACTTAAGTCCTCTAGAGCGCAAAGAGATGCTCTAGATAATATGGGAGCATCTTATAGAGCTGCGAGCCAGGAAGCAAAGACCGCATTTGCAGGTATGAGAAAAATAACCGAAGCAGATATTAACGAATCAGCAGCTGGGTTTGAGTCTTTAGGAATTAAAGGTAAAGGCGATGCTATAATGGAGGCCAAAAGAAACAAAGACGGCTCTCTTTCAAAGAAAGGAGGCCAGGTTGACACAGGGTACAAACAGCTAAACAGACGACAAGTAGCCGCGTATAGACGAGCAATTAGCGAACAAAAAGGCATCTATATGAAGATGACTAAAGAAAATCAAGCAAGATTTAAACGCTACTTAGCCATTCAAGAAGCTCAATTAAATAAGAGCCAAAAAGTTCAAATAGGAATTGTAAAACGAGGCCAGATGGCAAAAGATGCTATTGTTAGAGCCGGTGTTACGGTGTTTGCAGGAGCAGAAGCAGCTAAGCTACAAATAGCAAAAGCAGGCGCTATAGCTATGAATGCAGTTATGAGTATTGCAGGAATTCTTGGAGTAGTCGCTATGGTTATCGCTGGGGGTAAAGCACTATTTGATTATTTTGCAAAATCAGATAAAGCGGCAATGAAGCTAAAGAAAGAAACAGAAGAAGTTGCTAGCAGACTAAAAGACATAAATGAAGAAATGGAACGCATGGGCAAAGTACGTGGAGAAGGATTACTAGGTCTTGTTGATGGAGTAGCCCAAACCGGAAAAGCACTACAATCAGCAGATGTTACTAAGCTAGTTGCTAACTATAATCAGGAGTTAAAAAAGTCAGGTAAAACAGCAAAAGAATTTGCAAAAACTGATCTTGGACAGGCGTTTGCACAACAAGCCTTCCACATAGAACAACTTGCACCTGATATGAAAGGATTCCAGAAAGACTTAATGACAGGGGCTAAATCCGGCAAAGCTTTTAAGCAAATTGCTGTAGATATAATTGATGGGGCACAAGCCTTACAAAGATTTGGTGATAATACTAAATCAGTTAATAAACAAATTGAATCTACTATAGGAAGAATGGCAAAGTTACCTTTCCAAGATTTAATGAAGCCTCTTCAAGCTTCTATTGATGATTTTGCTCTTTCTATGATTCGTATGATATCCAGAATAGCAGAAATGAAGGGTATGATAGCAGAGGCAAAAAGTCTATCATCAGAATTTGGACAAGACATATTTACCAAACGTCAGGCCACTATTAAAGGCTCCGCACCT